TTACGCGATGACCACAACAGTTGACAGAACTGCGCCGCCCGTGGTTGTTATTGTAGGCATTCAAGGACCCGCTGGTCCGCCCGGCACGTCAGAGCTGACAATCGACCCGCAAGCAGGGAACCGTTTGACGACAAGCGCGGCGGGGCTGTTTGTAGACCCGAGCGATGCTGGACCGGCTGGCCCTGCTGGTGCCGATGGTGCCGCTGGCCCGACCGGGGCCGCTGGTCCGACCGGGGCCGCTGGACCGGCTGGCGATACTGGCCCGGCTGGGGCCGATGGCGCGACAGGCCCCACTGGCAACACCGGCCCGACTGGACCAGCTGGTGCAGACAGCACTGTAGCAGGGCCGCAGGGTGTAAAAGGCGATACGGGTGACCAAGGGATTCAGGGCGTTGCCGGTGCGGATAGTGTCGTAGCAGGCCCTGCTGGACCAACCGGGCCGAGCGGCCCCGCAGGCGCTGATAGTGTTGTGGCTGGACCAACAGGACCAACTGGACCGGCCGGTCCAGTTGGTCCATCGGGTGCGGATAGCATTGTAGCGGGGCCAACGGGCGCAACGGGCGCGGCAGGTCCAATTGGTGACACTGGCCCCGCTGGCGCAACAGGGGCGGCCGGGGCGGATAGTGTTGTGGCTGGACCGGCTGGCCCGACTGGACCCGCTGGATCGGACGCAACGGTAAACGGCACCAATGTCGCGGCTGCTGGTGCCGTGATGGACGGCGACTTCTCAACAAACGGCTTGATGCGGCGCACGGGTGCGGGGGCATACGCTGTCTCTACCCTACCTACGGGCGAGATTGTCGGCACAACCGCCACGCAAACCCTTACCGCCAAGACCCTGACATCGCCCGCAATCAGCGATATGACCCTTACCGGGGCGGTTGTAGAGGACATCTTTGCCCTGACCGGCACCACGCCAGCGCTTGAGCCTGCCAATGGCACAATCCAGACATGGACGTTGACCGCCAACAGCACCCCGACCGATAGCCTTGTAGCGGGGGAAAGCATCTTGATAATGGTCAATGACGGCACAGCGTTTACGATCACATGGCCTAGCGTGACATGGGTCAACAATGGTGCGGTAGCCCCGACACTAGCGGCAACCGGCTTCACGGTCATAAGCCTATGGAAAGTTTCAAGCGTCCTTTACGGCGCGCTTGTCGGGGATGGTTCCTGATGCTGGCGGGTTGGCATAGCAGGGGGGCGCAACAGGCTGCGGCTGGAGGAATCGAGTTTGTTGCGGGTATTTCAAGATCATCTGTCACTAGCATTATAAGCTTTGACATATCCGAATATGGCATAGCCGCTGGAGACCTCATTATAATTGCGATCCCGCGAAATACCCCTTCCTCTCATAACAGTTCGATTACTGGTGTCTCGGTTACGCAATTCATAAAGACGGCCGCAAATACCAGTTTTTCTTGGATAGAGTGCCTGTACGGCTATTTGCTCGGATCGGAAACAACAATTACCATTGAAAGTATGGCAGCTAACAACGCAACGTCCGTTGTAGTTTTTAGGAACGCCACTTTTGGGGCGGTTTCAGGTGTGGATTTTTCTTCTGCGATACAGACAGCAAACCCCCCACCACTGTCGGGATTTGATGTCGATAATGATGTTGTTGTCACCAAAATAATGATGGCCGCTTACGACAGCTATTCCGCCATTATCGCTCCAACAGGATATGTAACAGCGGCGTCTGCTTTTATACGAGAGGAGCGGTATTCAGGAGCCGGATCGTGCATCGGATACCGACTGGCGGACAGTTCAACCGAGGACCCTACTACTTTCCAAAACACGCCGGCATTCGTGGGAGGCGCAGGCTCTTTTACCCTAAAAATAAAACCTTCGTAAATGGAGCATACCGATGTACGTCAAGATCACAAACGGCCAGCCTAAAGCATACTCAATCGGGCAACTGCGTCGTGACAACCCGCAAGTCTCGTTTCCCAAGAACACCCCCAATGCAACCTTGGCTGAATATGGGGTGTATACCGCCCGCGATATAGCCCGCCCTACCGTTGACGCCAATCAGCGGGCCACGCTGTCCGAGGCTTTCACACAAGTGGATGGTGAATGGGTGCGAGAATGGGACGTGCAAACTATCACAATAGACGAGTTACGAGCCGGAATGGTTTGCACCAGATTGCAAGGCCGTTTGGCTCTGGGCAAAGCTGAAATAGCCCGCCTCGACGCATTCATCGACAGCTTCCCGAATAACTGGGCATTGCGGCAGGTGGTGGATAACGCCGTGACATGGCGGCGCACCAGTCAGGATATGGTGATGCTTGGGTTCGCGCTTGATTACACGCCCGAGCGCATGGACGAAACGTTCGTAAGAGCAATGGCAATTGAAATATGAACGACGCCGCCAAGCGCATGATGGACGCAGCCAACACCGAGGCGCTGTTTGCCGCAGCGCATGCCGCCATACCGCTTGAAGCCCGCAAGGCGGAACTGCTGGCAAAGATGCGCCGCCTGCATTACAATGCCAGTATCGGGCAGGGCTTCACGCCTGAGGAAGCGATTGATCTTTGTCTTGCAACGGTGAATTACTAATGACAACCCGTGACACCCAACGTTCCAATGAATTCGATCTTGGCTTGCCAAGGGATGTAGTGTAAAATGTTTGGGCCAGACACAGTGTATCAGCACCGGCTGGCCCTAACCAATCTGATCGGGAAAGGATCAAAAATGGCTACCCATACAATATGTGAAATTGAAGGTTGCGGCAAGAAGCGTCTCGCAAGAGGTCGGTGTGATACTCATTACGCACAATGGCGACGTGCCAATCCTGACAAAGTTAAGTTACCGGGTAGGACGCCGTGCAGTGTTGACGATTGCACAGGCCCTATAACGCAAGGCGGGTTGTGTGGGAAACATGCTTATAGATTGAAAGTTAATGGTTCACCTCACGTTGCCAGACGTAGAGCAAAAGAAGGAGACCCGCTGTCGTTTGTCGATTCCGCAGTGAGTTCAGCAACGGACAGTTGCATTGAATGGCCTTTTAATAAAAATCCGGGCGGATATGCCAGAGTAGTAATGCAAGGGAAGCAAACCAACGTAAGTCGAGTCGTACTGATGCTTTCGGGGCGGCCAAGACCAAGTGATTTTCACTTTGCCGCACATGCACCTGAAATTTGTCATAACCCTGGGTGCATCAACCCAAGGCATTTGCGATGGGCGACCCGGCAAGAAAACGAGGCGGACAAGTTGATAGACCAAACGCTTGCCCGTGGAGAGACTGGCGGTAACTCTAAACTTAATGACACCCAAGCTATTTACGCGTATCAATCGTGTAAATCAGAAGCCTCACGTATTGCCAAAGACTTTGGGGTAACACGAAAGGCTATTCGCAACATTCAGGAGGGCAAGACTTGGCGTCACGTGACACTCGTTTAAGGTTCCTGAAGCTGCTGGATGATACCTGGCCGGGCGTCCGGTCGGAGTTTGTCGCGGCCATGCGCCAGGTCCAAAGCCAGGCAGATATGACGGCGCTTGAAGCTGCCATTGCGCGCGGTGATGTTGACGCGGCGTTCCGTGCGCTGCGGTTTGATGCGGCCGATCTGTTCCGCACCGATACAGCAATCACCGCGGCGCTGTCGGCTGGCGGCAATTATCAGATGGGCGCGTTTCAACACGCCACCCGCCGCGCACCGGTTGGCAGTCGCGTTGTGCAATCCTTTGGCGGCCGGAACGCGCGGGCAGAACGGATCGCGCTGGATCTTGGATCCCGGCTGGTGACTGAGGTGATAGACGACACGCGCGTCCTGATCGCCCAGACCATCAGGACGGGGCTGGAGGCGGGCGCAGGGCCGCGCAGGACCGCGCTGGACATCGGCGGGCGCATGGTGAACGGTACGCGGCAAGGTGGGCTGGTGGGGCTGCACAGCAAGCAGGCGGGCTATGTGCAATCTATGCGCGGCGAATTGTCGGACCCGGCCAGCATGGCAAATTATTTCACGCGCACGCGGCGCGACAAACGCTTTGATGGGATCGTGCGCCGGGCCATGGCGGACGGCAAATCTGTCGGGCAGGCGGACATTGACCGTATCGCCGGGCGTTATTCGGACCGGCTGCTTGCGTTGCGTGGCGAAACAATTGCCCGGACCGAAACGCTCAAGGCTTTGAACGCTGGGCGGCAAGAGGCGCTGGACCAACTGATCGAAAACCCGAACAATGATGTGCGGGCTGAGGACGTGGTTCGGGCGTGGGATTCCACGGGCGACGCCCGCACGCGCGAGACGCACGCGGGCGCGGACGGACAGGTTGTGGGGCAGGGCGATGCGTTCATGGTTGGTGGGTTTCAGATGATGTATCCCGGCGACACTTCCATGGGGGCACCTGCCGGGGAAACTGTGAATTGCCGCTGCTATATGGAGCCCCGTATCAACTTCTTTGCGAGGTTGACCTGATGGTCAAATACACTTTTGCAAATTTGGACCAGTGGACCAAAAAGACACAACGCCGGATCGACGCCGTGCTGAAAGACGCGACTCAATCTGTCGTGGCTGTGGCACAAACACCAAAGGCCAAAGGCGGACGCATGCCGGTTGACACGGGCATGTTGCGCAACAGCCTGACATCATCGGTAGCTGGTGGCGCGGCGGGGCAGGGCGCGGAATCTTACATCATGGCAGCGGCCGGAATAAAGGGCGGTGACGTGGCAACATTCACATGGACGGCAGAATATGCGGCGGCAGTCAACAACGGCCGTGAGGGCCGCCCGGGCGCGCATTTTGTTGAAGGCGCCGTCGATCAATGGCCCGCGATTGTGCGGGCATCTATTGCAAAAGCAAAGGCGGCCGTAGGATGAATCACAAAGATATCAAAAACGCGCTGCGCACGCGCCTTGCCGCCACGCCGTCCGCCCCGCTTATCGTTTGGGGCGAGAACGCGCCGGGGGTTTATGACGCGCCGTCATTGCAATATGTCACGCCTAAGCCCCCTTATTGGCTGGCATATTTTACCTTTACCCCTCCTGAGCGTTTCGGTTTGTCCAAGTCAAGCCGCATGGTCGTTCGGCTGTTTGTAGCGGTGTTTGTGCAAGAGGGCACGTTCGAGGATGAGGCTGACGACCAGGCGCAGCGCATCATTGACCAATTCCCCATTGATCTGGTACTGTCTGCCGGAAGCGGTCAAATTCAGGTGGCGGAAATGGGCGACCCACAACCGGGCGGAATGGATGGTGCGTACTTTCGCAAGAACGTTTCCATACGTTGCCGCGCAATCTTTCAAAGGACACCGTAACCATGAAAGCCAAACCGATCACAGGCGCCCGCATCGTTACAATGCCCACGCCGATTGGCACAACCCCCGCCATGATCTACAAAGGCAAAACACCAAAGGCTGGCGACGTGTTGCATTTTGCAATGCCCAACGGTGTCACCTATTCCGGCACGGTGGCCAACGCCTCCGACGCGGACGGTGAAGTCTTTGTCGAGTTTACCAACGGCATTCTGCCGGTTCTGAAATAGGCATCCCGCCTATCTACGCCATTGAAAGGAAATTATCATGGCACTTACTGAAGGCATCGGCGGGTTTTTGTCCGTCTCGGCGGCCACCCCCGCAACATTTGACGCAGCCGGATACGTTGCGCTGTCGTTTGTCGAAGTCGGGGAGGTTTCTGAAGTTCCCGAGTTTGGCGCGGCATATTCGCCGGTCACGTTCACGCCGCTGAAAACCGGCATCGTAAACAAGTTTCACGGCGAGTTGAACTACGGTTCGATCACGGTCCCGCTGGGCTATGATTCCGCCAATGCGGGTCAGATTATCTTGCTTGCCGCGCTGGCGTCCAAGGACGAAATCAGCTTCCGCGAAACCCGCAGCGACGGGTCGATCCGTTACATCATGGGCAAAGTCATGTCGTTCCCGCGCGGCCAGTCGGTCGGGTCGGTCAATATGGCAAGCTGCAATATTGAGTTCACGCGCGCCGATGTGGAAGTCGCCGCGCCGTAATCCTGCACCTCCCGCAGGCCAGGGGGGTGAGGCGTGGTTTACCGCATCCCCCGACTTTAACCTAAACCGCAGGATATAAACCATGGATTGCTTCGACTCAGTATCAGCGGCAGAGCACGGCGCTTGGCTGCACCTGACCAACCTTCGCACCGACGCGCCCGCATACGTCACAGACGAGAACGGCGTGCCCAATCCGACCAAGCCTATGCGCATCAATCTGATCGGCATGGACGCATCAGCTTCCAAAGCCAAAGCCCGCAAGCGCGCAACCGACATTCTGAAGCGGCGCGGCGGCAAAATGGACTTTGCCAAAATGAGCCCGGCGCAGATCGGGGCGGTGATTGATGAAGGTCAAGAGGGTATCGTCCAAGCTGCCGTCGATCAGACAATCGGCTGGGAAAACCTGAGCCTTGACGGCAAGCCGGTAGAGTTTTCCGAAGACGCGGCGTTTGCCATTTACCGCAAATATCCGTCGATTCTTGACGAAGTGACTGAGTTCTTGAAGGATCGGGCCAATTTTTTCGCACAAGCCTAGAGGCGCTTTGTCTCTGGGCACGTCAGCACGCTTGGTTATGCGCGCAGCCAAAGGACATAAAGCACTCACGCTGGAGTTTTTTGGAGCGGGCAAATGAAGAAGCGGACTTTCCTGAATTGCCGTTTCGTGCTTATCTTGCGGAATGGCTGATGGATGTCGGGCCGGTAATGCAAGGCGGGATGGGGTCGGTGGCCCTATCCCACTTAGAAATTCAGGCATGGGCCGCAAATATAGGGCTGAGGTTTGATGGTAATGAAGCGGAATGGCTGCAAAAAATGAGCGGGGTTTACGCAAGTGAATTGTTTGAGTCGAATGGCAAAAACACGCCGCAGCCGTTTAGGGAGTAAGCCGCATGGATGATATGGCATCGGTCGGGCTACAGGTTGACAGCCGGGAAGTTCGGACGGCCAGCGGTGATCTGGACAAGTTCGCGGGCGCCGGTGATCGGGCTGGCGGATCCGCAGGTCGCGCGCAAGGTGCATTCTCCGGGATGGGTAAGGGCTTGGCCGTAGCGGCTGCAAGCGCACTGGCCGCCGTGGTCAGTATCGCCGCGTTGAGTTCACAGCTTAGCCGCTTTATTGACGCAACGGTGACGAATGAGAAAGCCCAGGCGCAGCTTGCCGCTGCCATTGCGTCAACAGGCGGCGCGGCTGGTAAAAGCGTGGCAGACTTGAACAGCCACGCGGCAGCGCTTCAAAAAGTCACAAATTTTGGTGATGAAGCGATCAACTCAATGCAAGCGCTGTTGCTGACGTTCACCAACATCAAAGGCGATCAGTTTGACGCTGCCACCCTTTCCACAATCAACCTTGCAACGGCGATGGGTACTGACCTGAAATCGGCGGCGCTGCAAGTAGGCAAGGCGTTGAACGATCCGGTCAAAGGAATGGCGGCACTTGCCGAAAGCGGGATCCAGTTCACCGAGGCGCAAAAGGAAATGGTCAAAGGCATGGTCGAGGCCAACGATACAATCGGCGCGCAGACGATTATCCTGGCAGAATTGGAGCGTCAATTTGGCGGGTCTGCTGAGGCGGCACGCAACACACTCGGCGGCGCGCTGGCATCTTTGCGCAACGCCTTTGGCGATCTGTTTGAATTGTCCGGGCCGGGGTCTGAAAACTTGCGCGCGTCCATTGAGCGGCTGACGGCAGCGGTGGCAAATCCTGCATTCTTTGCGGCCGTCCAAGCTATCGGCACGGCGCTGTTTGCGGCGGCTGAGATGGGCATAAACGCGCTGACCATGCTGTTGCCGGTGATCACGGCAGTTGTGGAAAATATCGACATTATCGGATACAGCGCGGGCGTTGCTGCTGCGGTATTTGTTGGGCCTTACGCCGTTGCAATGGGCGCGGCGGTGATTGCCACATTCTCCCTGACCGGCGCGCTTGCCCTGCTTAAAACGGCACTGATCGCAACGGGCGTCGGCGCGCTGATCGTCGGCGCGGGCGCATTGATTGCCATGTTTGGGCGGCTTGTGACTGCGGTGGGCGGCTTTGGTGAAGCCATGTCACTGCTTGGCGATGTTGCGGCGGCAGTCTTCCAAGGTATCATTGACTCGGGCGCAGCGGTTCCGCCTGCATTGAATGGCGTTTGGGCACTGATGAAAGGCGGCTTTCTTATCGCGCTTTCTGGAATGGCAACCGCCTTCCATGATTTTATCTGGACCATTGCAAACGGAATGAACGGCATAGAAGGCATGCAAGCCGTGGGGGCGTCTTTGATGGGGTTGGCCAAAGGCGCAAGTGATGTATCGGGAACGCTTCACGAAGCGGGCGCGGATGCACAGGCGGCAGCGCAAGGATCGTTTACATCGGCGGCGGCGACCATATCGTCAGCATTCGGACCGGCGCGCGATGCAGTTTCAGCTTTGAGTGACGCGGTGGTCGTGAACGCTATTGAAACAGAGGGTGCGGTTACGGCGGCGGATCAGCTAAACAATTCCCTCGGTGAAATGGGCGGTGGGGCTGCGGGTAAGGCTGCAAAGGAAATTAAAAAGGTTGCGACCGAGGCTGAGGCGTTCAACAAAGCAATGACCGACGCGGCGGGAACAGCCGAGGATTTTGGCAAGAAAAAAGCGGGCATCTTGATCAGCGGCGTTGACGGTATATCCAACGCATTCGGTGACTTCATTGCAGGCGGGCTGCAAGACTTCAAAGGGTTTGTCAGGTCCATTGTGGACAGCTTCAAATCCATGCTTTCGCAGATGATCGCCATGGCCGTCAAAAACCGCATCATGATCGGCCTGGGCTTTTCGGGCGGCGGCATCGGCGGCGCAGGGGCAGCGCTTGCGGGCGCGGCCGGGGGTGGCGGGCCATTGGGTATACTCGGCAGCTTGGGCAGCGGCGGCGGGATGCTGGGCAGCATTGGCGGCGTTCTGGGCACCATCGGTTCAAACTTTGGCGCGGGGTTCATGACAAGCGTGTACGGCGGCTTGGGCGGGCTTACGGGCGCTGTATCGGGCGGGCTGTCGGTTGGCGGTTTGGCGGGCATATCCACGGCGATTGGGGCTATTGCAGCGCCATTGCTTGCCGTTGCTGCGGTGTTCAGCTTTTTCAAAAAGAAAACCAAGGAGCTTGACTCAGGCTTGCGCGTGACCGTCAGGGGCATGGATACGCTGGTGCAAACGTTCCGCACGATTGAAACCAAGCGGTTTTGGGGATTGTCCAAGAAGGTGCGCACCAGCTTCCAGAACGCAAGCGATGAAATTGCAAACCCGTTGATAAAAGCCATTGGCGAAATGCAGGGCGGCATCGTTGACTCGGCTGAGGCGCTTGGCATCAGCGCGGCGGTGTTTGACGGCTTTGCGCACACCCTGCAAGTTTCCACCCGTGGCATGTCCGATGAGGCCGCGCAAAAAGCCGTCATAGATGCGTTTGAGCGTATGGGCGACGCGTTTGCTGGTCTGATCCCCGGCTTGCAGGCGCTGCAAAAAGACGGCGAGGGCGCAATGGCCGCCATAACAAGGCTGGCGCAGTCGTTGATTGTGGTCAATGCGCGCATGGCCGATCTTGGCCTGAACACCTACACCGTATCGCTGGCGGGTGCTGGGGCCGCGGCAGCCTTTGTGGACCTGTTTGGATCGCTTGAAAACTTCAACGCGGTGTCACAGTCCTATTATCAGAATTTCTTCACCGATGCTGAACGCCTTGCGCGGGCTACAGAGTTGCTATCCATCGAAATGCTGGCGCTTGGCATCAACGCCTTGCCGTCCACACGGGCCGCATTCCGGGCGCTGATTGATGAAGCCGATGCGCTGGGCAATACTGGACTGGTCGCGTCCTTGATGCAACTGTCGCCCGCCTTTGCCGAGATCAGCGCCGGGGCCGACGCGCTGGGCAACAGCCTGCGGTCTTTGGTCAATGAGGATCTGTTTGCAACCGGCCAAGACTTTGCTAGAAGTTTGTCGCGGTCCAGCAACAGCCAGTTGTTTACGCCGCGCGAGTCCGATGCGGAGTTGCGCGCCGAGTTGCGGGCGCTTAATGTAAGTATGGAGCGGCTTGTGTCCACGTCCGAAATCACGGCAGGCAACACGGGCCGCGGGGCCGATGCGGCAGATGACACGCTGGCCTTCCAGTTGGAGCAAACGCTATGACCCTGCGGATCATTGAACCTTTTGCCATCACCGAGGGCAACATAGACAGCACAAACGTAGTGCTTGAGACGGCATGGACAGCTGGCACATACACGCTTGGCGACGTGCGACGGGTCGGTGAAAGGCTGTTTGAAGTATCGGCCGCCAGCACCACGCAAGAGCCCGGACTGGTCGCATCAACGGAATGGTTTGACGCTGGACCTGCCAATCGTTACGCCGCGTTTGATCTGCAATTCGGGGCGGATAAGTTCCGCGTGATCGACACCATAACCGAACGCGCAGACAGCATTACGTACACCCTGACCGGGCTGCCACGGCTATCGGCTATGGCCTTCTTTGGGTTGCGTGCCACCCAGATCACAATCGTTGGTACACTGAACACGACCGGCGATGTGGCTGACGTGACATATGACATTCAAGACGCTACACCTTATCTTGGGTCGTTCTGGCGCTGGTTTTTTGTGCAGCAATCTCTTGAGCGGACATATTCAACCTTCCAACTAAACATTCCAATAGGCGCGACGGTGACTGTGACGATCACAAACACGGGATCAACAGCGGCGGTAAGCACGATTGTCATGGGGCTTGCCGCTGAATATGGTGAAGTGGAAGTTGCAACGACACGCGGGCTGCGCAGCCGATCGGTCAAGAAAACCGAGGGCACGCTTACGTCGCTGTTGCGCCGAACACCTGCGTCACGGATCGGCTACAAGATACACTTGAACGACTACACTGCCGACCCTTTCTGGAGGGCAGTTGACGATCTGGACGGGGTGGCAGCGGTGTTTGCCGGACCTGATGACAATCCTGAATTTTTAGCTTATGGTTTCGTCAGTTCGTGCCAAACGGTCAGCGATGTTCGCGGAATGACAAAAGTTCAACTTGAGGTAGAAACGCTATGACCGCACCAGTTATCAGACAATTCGTCGGTTCCATCCCGGACAAGGGGCAGGCGCAGACCACTTTTGACACCAACGTCGATGCATGGCTTGACTGGACGACGCTGCAATTCGCGCCGGATTTGTTGGCGCTTGCGCCATGGATTGAGGCAAGGGTGCTGGAGGTTGCGGCTACGGCGCTTTCTGGGGATTTGCCAGCCATTGCTGCACAAGCCGGAAACTTTCTGCGCGTTAATGCTGGCGCTACGGCAATGGAGTTTCGCACACCGGCGCAGTTGTTGGCAGATGTAGGGGCAAGCACACTCGCAGGCCGCAACCTAATCATCAACGGTTCTGGCCGCGTTAACCAGCGGGCCTACGTCAGCGCAGTTGCCACAACCGTTGCAAACCAATTCACACTTGACCGTTGGTTTGTCATAACCAGCGGCCAAAACCTGACGTTCACGGGTAATGATGCGGACCGTACAATGACTGCCCCGGCTGGTGGTGTGGCGCAGGTTATCGAGGGTAGAAACATCGTTGGTGGAACCTACGTTATCAACTGGACAGGTACGGCGACTTGCACAGTAGGTGGAGTTGCGAGGCTAAAGGGCGCGACTTTCACTCTGACAGCAAACACCAACGTGACTGTCAGATTTACGGGCGGCACTTATACCGATGTGCAGATTGAACTTGGGACTGTTGCGACTGCGTTTGAGCGGGTTGATATTGGGTTGGAGTTGGCGCAATGCCAGCGGTACTATGAAACTGGTCAACTGTTTATGCAAACGGGTACTACGGGCCATTATGGCGTAGGCACGCAATTTTCGGTCCCGAAACGAGCCACACCCACTATGACTGGCGCAGTCGGCTCCTCAGCATCCACCACGGGCACCGCTTTTCAGGGGGTCTTGTTTTCAGGTTTTGGTATTAACGCGTCATCATCGGGTTCTGGGGCGTATGTCTTTTGGACTTGGGAAGCTACAGCGGAGTTAACAGCATGATGGATAAAATCACACAAACCGAAAACGGCTATCAGGTCACAATTGGCGAGCAGGTTATGTCCGTGCCGAATGACCCGGCGAATGAAGACTACCAGCGCGTGCAAAAGGCGATTGCTGGCGGCATGAAATTGACCGTGCCACCGGGGCCGACAGTCGCGGAATTGCGCGCGGCAGTAAACCGCGAGCGCGACCGCCGCATGACATCAACCTTTGCCTTTGCGGGCAAAGACTTTGATTGCGACCAATCCAGCCTTGCGCGCATTACGGGGGCGGCAACGCTGGCGGGCTTTGCAATTGGTGCAGGTGCGCCTTCCGGGTTTATGCGCTGGCATCAGGGGGCCGCAGACTTCGCATGGATTGCGGCGGATAACACGCTGTCCCCGATGGATGCACAGACATGTTTTGCCTTTGGGCAGGCGGCGGCGAATAATCAGAGCGCGTTTATATTCGCGGCCAAGGCAATAAAAGGCATGGACCCAATCCCGCCGGACTTCACCACGAATGCAGATTACTGGCCATGACCCGCACCCGCCTATACCGCCCGTTATATATTCTCGCCAGATTTGCGGAAATGCTTATCGCGGCGGGGAGCCGGGTGCTTAACGCTGCAGTGTTTGGCGGATCAATGTACCAGACCCTCAGCTCGCGGGCATTCATTGACGGGCAGACCTGCCCTAAATGGGCCAAGCGGCGGGACTTGATTGATCGGTTGTTTTGGTTTCAGCCAGATCATTGTGCCAAAGCATGGGCGGCGGAGGTTTTGGCCGCCCGCAAAACATTAGCAAGGGCAGGAATGTGATGGAATTAGTGAGAGACTTTTGGGCAATTATCGCCGCAGCTATTGGCGTGATTGTTTGGTTTATTAGGCTGGAATCGCGGGGGATTGCAAACGCTGCCGATATTAAACGGCTTTGGAGCCAGCGAAAGGAGGACATGCAAGCTTCTAAAGACAGCCGGGACCGCATGGATAGACGGCTTGATGAAATCAGCACGGATATCAAAACGATATTGAGGGGCATGGCTAAGTGACAATCAAGCCAAGCTTTAGTATTAACCACAGTGGACAAAGTTAGGGGCGGAATACATGAATTTCCAAGGCAGAGCCAAGCGTCTGGACGATATTGACCTACCCCGCGAGGGCGCGGCGTTAGGCATTGGCGAGGATGAGGTGCATGCGGTTTTGGATGTTGAATCGGCGGGAACAGGCTTTGATAGCAAAGGCCGCCCAAAGATGCTGTTTGAACCGCATATCTTTTACAGGCTTCTAGGGCCGGGGGAGGCACGGGTTCGTGCTGTGCGGGCCGGGTTGGCGTATCCCCGTTGGAAACGTGACTATCCGCGCGACAGTTACCCGCGCTTGGTGAAGGCAATGGCGATAAATGAGGAAATCGCGTTGCAATCAGCTTCTTGGGGCTTGGGTCAGGTGATGGGGTTTAACCATGTGGCGGCGGGATATACGTCGGCGAGGGCTATGGTTGCTGCGTTTCTTGATGATGAGGAAACGCATTTGCGGGCGATGATGGCTTTCATCAAGGCAAACAAGCTGGATGATGAATTGCGCCGCCACGATTGGGCAGGCTTTGCGCGTGGGTACAACGGGCCAGGGTTTGCCAAAAACGGGTATGACCGTAAGCTGGCAGCGGCGTTTGCCAAGTGGCAGCGGATTAAAGATACGCCTTGGCAACCAGATGAACCATTAACGCAGCCGGTTGACCATGTTCCTACACCACCTAATCCAGAGGTCAACTTCTGGGCAAACCTATTCGCGGCAATCGCTGCAATCTTTGGAAAGGGCAAAACATGAAAATGGTTCAAAACTGGCACGCCGCTTGGCGCTGGCACTCTACGCAGGTTTTTGCCGTGTTGGCAGTCCTGCCAATGGTCTGGGCCGACTTGCCAGACGACATTAAAACGCAAATCCCTGCCGATTGGCATCCGTGGATCGTTGCTGCGATTGCGCTTGGCGGGATATTGCTGCGCGTTCGGGATCAAAGCAAATGACGTGGCTTATCCCCGCATGGCTAAAGCGGGCCATGGCGGGCCTTGTAGCGGGCGCGGTGTTGCTTTGGGGCGCGTGGGTCATGGGCAAGCGAGACGGCACGCAGGCGGGCAAGGCTAAGGCGGCTGCGAAGGCTGCTGAGGCGTATCGCAAGACAACGGAGGCAATGCAAAATGCGGATATTGGTCGCGGGGATCCTGATGATGACACTAAGTGGCTGTCCAAGCGCAAGGACAAGCGATAGCGCGATCGTAGCTGGTCTGCGCGGACCAATGGCCGATCTTGCCGGGGCGCTGGTGGTCGATGGGGGGCCGCAATCCAAGCGCGCCGGTCGGGCGGTTATTGCCAAATTTGACGCTGGCACGCGGTGATTATCCTAGCCGCCACGATATTCCTACGGCTAGATGCACTGACCGTGGCCTGCCATACGGCCGTGATCCGCACAGAGCGCACGCCTGCCGCTTGTGTGGCGATGATCCGCCCGGTCGAGGCGTGGCTGCAAGAGTCCGCGCAAGGGTTGCCCGTGGTGCTGATTGCGGCTGCGTGCAAGCGGGGCGAGGTGATCTGACCCCGCCAGATCCTCAGGATGTTTCGTCGCTGAACAGATCATGTGCCCAGTCGGCCGGAACTTCGATAGTGCGGGAATGTGTAACCTTACAGGTTGCACAACGCCTGCGGCGCCAGACAGTGATCGTGTCGCCATAGGTCCGGCCCCTGGTCTCAACGATTTGCAACTTTGGGCTACCGGGGCAGGTCGGACAGGTCAGCATGTTGCTTGCCTCCATTTGTTGCGTTGCAGTTCCAGCGCCAGCCGATACAGGGCATTGCGCAAATCGGTTGGCATCGTTGCCAGCGGGCCAAGGTCGCGGCCAAGGCGGGCGCTCATATTTTTACCCCCGCTCCGCACCAATCGCAGCGCAGCCACTCGTCGCTAATAGATTGCATGGTCCCGGCGCAGGGCTTGGGCCGGTATCCGCGCGGCGCGTCCTCGTCGGGTTCATCGCAGCGCCCGCAGGTGTCACCGTTCTTTGTGCCGACTTCGGGGGCATCGGGCGGTCCAGCCAGTCGCCATGCGTCATATGTCACAGCCAATCCCCAATCGCATAGAGGATCCACGGCACGGCCAGGAAGATAGCGGCAAGGCATGCAATAGCAATCACGTCTGCAATCCATGCGCGGATCAATCCGGGCCGGGCTGGTGGCATATTGCCGCCGTCGCGCAGGTTGATAAATCTGGGGTGGGTCATGGCTTTAATTCCTTGAGGTGGCCCCCGGCGCGTGGCCGGGGGCTAGGGTTTACGCGGAAATTCCGTAAGTTTTCTCAAGCATTTTCATTGCGAGGATCGAAAACTCGTCGGTGTTTGACGCTTGATCTGCTGCCATGCGCAGAACCCAAGCAAACAACCCGCGATCATCACCGCCGACCAGTGCCGAGACCTTCTCAATTACATTGTCTACTTCTTGTGCGGTCATGTCAGTATCTCCGATTGCGTTTCTATAACTTACAATTACCCGCTATTATCCTTTGCGTCAACCCTAAAAAATCGTCAGCGGTGCAACAAAACCCGCCGACCCCGCCGAAACCCCGGACGGACTGGATAAACGCAGCTTGCGCATGGCCGCGCTTGTCGCCGGGCGTCAGGTGCCATCCGGGCTTTTTAGTCTCGACGGCCAGGAACACCCCAAGCGTTTTGCCAACGTGTGACGGCTGGACCACCACGGGCAGCACCCCGATCAGGTCGGACGACTTCCACCGCGCGTTCAGGGCGGGCGATTCATTGCCAAGCCCGAACCGGATCAGGCGGCCTGTCTGGTCGGTCATGGCTCCACAATTGTTTCTAAAAAGGGCAATGCCGCGCTGTCCCGCAAGTATTCTGATTTGTGCCGCAACGGCAGCTTCCGACTGACTCATTTTGTTCTCCCAAAGTCTTTATGGATTTTTGCGCTTGCGGTGCAATATGCTGCGTGTGCTTCCTGCTCTGTAGCAAACTGGCCGAGCGATATTTCAACGCCTTGTATCACTATACGCGCTCTCCATCGCGTTTTACACTTTGCAAAAGAGGCACCTTTTAATGGTGATGCTGTGCCTTTGCGTGTGCGCTGATTGCACAGATTTTCAGAATGCGTGCAAATTCGCATATTAGATTTTCGATTGTCTAAGCTGTTGCAATTAATATGATCTACATCAAAACCTTTTGGTGCATTCATTATTAGTCGGTGCAGTAACGCAAACGGTCGCGGTCCTGAATTTCTAGGAAAATTGCATTGCCCGTAAACATTACTGTGAACAACCAGCGCGCGCCATGAAAAGGACTGGACGCGTTCAACATCGTCAACGTCGATGATTGCGACATAACCCTTTGTCAGAGTAATGAAAGCAATATTGCCTTCAACGCGGATCGGGCGTATATTTCTGGGCATCTGGCGTCTCCTAAACGCTGGTGTGGGCGGCTTGAGGTGTGAAGACCTCGCCGCCCCTTTTTCTTACCAGACGTGGCGCAAAGTGTCAACGCGGCGGCACACCGGCCCGGCCCGCCGCCAAACGTATCTGTGCCGCCCCCGCAGCCTCACTGTGGCGGGCCGTAGGTGCGGGCGAGGGCATGACGGGGCTCAAGATAGCCGTCAACTCGGCAAGAGCCTGCGCGGGGATGTGGTGGCCCCACCGCGCTTGCCAGTCTCTGAGGGTCATGCGCCAGTCCACCGCGTTGGCATAAGCGTTCCGCGCAGGCGGGCAGACGCTGCAAAATCCACACGGATCGGATCGCCTTCGGATTGACCGCCGGTCAGCCGGACAGCCCGCCCCTTGTCGATCACGTCAGCGGCCTTGACAAGGCGCGCCAGCACGGTCGGATCGTAGCACATGCTGGACGCGCCCCCGTCACCCTTGGCCACCACGCGCCGCCATTCCGGGAACGTGCCGTCGATGCGCTCGAATTCCAGCACGCCGGTCCGGGACATCTCGCCAGCCTTGCCGTGGTTGATCACAAATTGCAGGATCCCGGTTTCAATGTCGCCGTAAACCCAAAGTTCCCCCACCTTGCCGCCAGACTTGAACGCCTTGTCGGTTGCGTCACAGGACAGAATAAACCCCGCGCCTTGAGGCGTGCCTGTAGCGCCGGGCATCCGTGGCGCGTCCATGCCTTGCGTGAAACATTCCGCGCCGACGTGGCAGCCGTCCGGCAGATCAATTGTGATCATCTGGTGGCCGTCCAGCGCCACAAGCTTGTCAGCTTCGATCAGCACGCCGCCGAGATAGTAGCGGCTTTCCTCGGTGCTGATGCACTGGAACGCCGCGCGCAGGTCATCGGCGGGCAGAAAAAACGTGGTCGGTGTCGGTGTGGGTGTGATGGTTTTCATGTCGGTTGCTCCGGTTGGGTTGGTGGTGGGCGGGGCTGTTACGCCGCCGCCCGGGTGTGTCAGGCGGCGCGGGCGGCCATGATTGCGCAAGTCATTTTGAAAACCGCGTCGCTATGGTCGCGCATGGCAACCTGCGCTGTGACGCCAATAAAATCTGCGACTTCCTGTGCGGCGCGGGCGGTGATCTGGCTGATGCTCTGGCTGGTCATGTCGGTGGCTCCTTGCCGGTGTGTCTCTCTACATCCTTATTGCCACCTATTGTCTACCGAGTCAACAGGTAATTTTTAGCCCAGGATAAAGCCGCGTCGATTTGTTCGGGCATGGGGTGCTGTGCAGGGCGGGCCGGTGTGACAGCGCAAGCGTCATGGGGCCGGACCGCTTTGAACCGCGCCCACAATTCCGCCTCACTATGACGGTCCATCCGGCGCGCGTTGTGGCATAGCTGGTAAAGGTGCATGTCTCATTCTCCTATCTGGTCGGTGGAAATATAGAGCCCATCAATCGGCCCGTGATCTTCCCGGCGATACGGCGGCCGATGCGCTTGGGGATAGCCTTGGCGGGCTTTTTGTGCGTTGCGGCCTGCACGTCACCGAGGATCTTGGCCATGGCGTAGAGTTTGCTGCGGAATTGGCTGATCATTCCGATTAATCCTGAAGGGTCGTCACCAGGCCGTCAAAATCCTCATTCGGGCCAAGTATTTCGGCAAGGTTCAGAATCACGTCGATGTCCATCCCGTATTCCTCGGCAAGGCTGTCAAGGTATTCGGCGCGGTCAGTATACCCGTTGTCTGTGTAAATATCGCTCACGGCGTCACCTTCTCATAAAGCCCGGTCCGGGCGTTCCAAATTTCCAGCCGTTCGATTGACGCAACACCGTGGGTCAGGGACCGGTCCGCCTCGTTCAATGCGTCCTGCGTGCTGGTCGCGCCGATCATGATGCTGCCATAGCGGTAGGATGTCAGCCCGGGGGCGGCGCAGGGGCGTTCGGTGTGGTTCATGGTGTGTACCTCCACCCGCCACGCGGGCCAAAAGAAACCAGACGCAGGCGGTCGTCGGCCATCAAAACCATGGCAACAATTGCCAAACGTTCCCGCATTGCACGGAAGCGAACTTCCGAGAAAGTTGGCGCGGCACTCATGCCGCCACCATCACGCTGCGGCAGATGCCCGCAATATAATCGCGCAGAGGTGCGTTAGAAAGCGCCTCGTGAAAGATGAAGTCTTGCGTGGTGCTGGCATTGCGTGCGCAAGCTTCCATGACGGTCGGCAGCGCGATTGCGCTGGTGGCGTCGAGGCCCATGATCTGGGCGAGGGGCAGAAGGGCGGAAGAAGAAAGGGTCATAAGAGCCTCCAAGGGTGGGCGGCAGGATTGCCGGTTGCGTTTCTGTTAAACCCTTATTACCCACTATTACCTACCCAGTCAAGCACTATTTACACGGCCTGAAAAATAATGCACAGTGTCCATGTTGTGTGTCATGTTCCTCGGCCCGGCGGTTGTTCCCCCTAGTCAACCGCCGGTGCTGTCTACCAGGTCCTGAGCGGCCCGCGCATAATAATCCCGATCTAGCAAAGCCCAATTGAAGTCATGCAGGTCATTGCACATACGCACCGCGTGATCCTTCAGGATCGCCTGGGGCCGGTCATGCGTTGGTAGCTTGGACAGGGGCGCCATGATCTTCCACAGCGCCGCACCACCTTGCGCTGTGACGTAGTACCGGCCCGTTCGCTGCTGTGCCACCCCGCCGCTGTGCATCTTGCGCTTCACGGGCCGCCCCTTGGCGTCTGGTGGCGTCGATTGGCAGTCATAGTCTGACAGATCGCCGCCCAACATCACCCGGTCGCTGCGCTGGACCTTCAACGTGTGCATGAAGTGGAAAGCGTTGTCACAGGCCGCCACGGTATCGGCCACCGGCGTGCCGTGAACAAGTAGCGCCTCGGCCGCAATGGCCACGATCTTGCACGATTGGTTTTTGTGCCAGCCGTCGCCGTAGCCTAGCCCGTGCTGATATTCAAAAGCACCCTTGCATTTCACTTTGCCGTGCGCGTCGATACAGAGATAATTGTTTACATCGCGCTGGAAAAATGAAGCGTAATCCTCCGACTCCAGTTCCAGCCCGGTCAGTTTTTCCCATTCTGCTGACACCGCATCGCACTCTGACACCTTGTCCCGATCAACAATGTATTCCACGCCGTCGGTGTTGACCTGGATCAGTTCAAGCGTCGGAATTGCCGCCAGTCGTTCCGCCAGCATGCACAACAATAGCTGGCCGTTGATCGTGATTGTCATGGTATAGAGCGGATCATAAAACGGGCTGAAGGTGCTGTTGGAGTTGCCATATGTCGCGTTGAGCGCCAGCTTCAGCGCCTTGTTGCGCGGGTCGCTCTTGGGCAGGCTGATCCGCTGGTCGTAAACGTCCTTGTAAATATCGCAGAACACGTCGGACAGGTGCGCCGGATAAACCCGGTTGGCAATGGCAAGGTTCGGGTAGTAGCTGCGCACGTCCCGGCCCTGCACAACACTGTCAGGCGTGCTGCGCCAGGTCGTGCCGTCCTGCGCCCCGTGGATGCCGCCGGTCCCGAACACAAACGTCAGGCCGTGGCAGGTGGCTTCCAGGTCATCGAACGCGCCTTTGGTCTTGGTGATCGTCTTGGCGCGCAGATAGTCCAGCACGCGGTTGAACTCAGGCGTCCGGAATTGCACATAGCTAAAAATGCAATCCGCCAGCGGGATGCGCGCGCGGGGTGTTTGCCGCCACGATCCAGACTTGCCGCAGATGCCGGGCTGTGCCGCGTTGAGCCGCGAGATAAACACTTTGGACCCGATGGTAGAGTCGCTGGCGTTGGTCAGGTCTTGGTCCAGCGCCCCGGACATTTCATCGCGGAACGCCAAGGCGCTGGCCGACTCTTGCCAGAATCTAAGCGTTGCTGCCACGTCGTGCCGGTTGTAGCCAAGCAACTGCGGGATCTGGTCCGGTGTCAGGACCGTGCCGGGTGGAAAGGGCAGATCGGCAACGTGTGAAAGCTGCAAAGCAATCTCGATCTGCTTCAGGCTGGTCATGCGGTTCACGTTGTCAAAGTGGTGGATCTTGAACAGATCGACCTGCGGCACGATCATGTCAGATGCCCAGACGGTGTTCTTGAACCGGTCATCCCATGGCGTTTCGATAATGCCCATAGATATCTGATAGGCGTCTGCGGCGGTAAACGAGTCAAACCGCAACAGGGCGTGCAGCAACGGATAATCGTATTGGATGTTGGCGTAGCCCACCATCCGGTTGCCGGGATGCTGCGCCATGCTCCGCACAAAATTAAGAAATTGACGGGACTGATTTACCCGGTCGGACACTTCAAAAATCCATTCCGTGCCGCTGGCCGCGTGGACGATTACCGCGCTAAAGACGTTCGGGTAAGATTCCAGATCATAGGGGAAGTCGTTCCACGTCACAGCACCACCGCATCGCACTGTTTGGTGCAGGCTTCCCGCTGATCTGCCGTTGTGCAGGTGCATGTTTCATCCCGCTCAATCAGCATGCAGTCAGCGGCAAGGGCTTGCGACTCAGGCCAGCCTGCGGGTATCACATAAGACCCGTAGACCTTGACCAACGTCCATTCCTCGCCGGTCGGGTTGTGGCGCACCCGGTCGCCGGGGTGGAATTGTGTCATGTGTCACCTGTCTGGCTGCAATGGCAATTTTTTTCAGAAGTTCCGCATCGAATCGTGTATCAATCCGGATCGGGGCATACGCGTCACACACGTCTTTATCTTGGTTTTCGCC